CTTGAAACCGATTGTGATGATTTAATTTTTATAGATTCTGACCAAGCATGGGAGCCGGAATGGGTGTTCCGTTTGCTCAATCATCCGGTAGATGTAGTGGGTGGTGCTGTACCCAAGAAGTCTGATTCCCACATTGACTTTAATGTCAAGCGGTTGCCTCAAGGGTTGTTAGCTCCTGAAAATGATTTATTAGAAGTTGAGTGTATTGGCACCGGATTTATGCGAATTTCTAAGAAAGCTCTGCAACAAGTCTGGGAAGTAAGTGAGCCGTACACAAACCAAGGTAAAGAAAACAGGCTTGTGTTTAACGTCAAACTTGATTTTCAGGGCGAATTGGTTAGTGAAGACAATGCGTTTTGCCAAGCATGGCGGGCATGTGGCGGGAAGGTTTGGGTTGACCCTTCAATGACTTGCTCTCATATCGGCCAAAAAATATACAACTACAACTTTGCTGAATTTATTAAATTAATTAAGGTTGATGATGTGGGACTGGTTTGAAGCAATTATTGCGGCGGCTTGTTTAGCTTGCTTTGTAATAGCAGGTACATACCTTGTTGTTATTTTTTGGCCGTAATGAAATGGTGTTTGACGTTACTTCTGCTATTTATGCCGGGAGCGTCAAGCCAGCAAGATAAAAAAACTGAGTACCGCTGTGTGCGGTGGACGTGGACAGGTGATGTGTATAGCCGAAAGGTTTGGTGCCTTGAGTGGAAAAAGATTGAGAAATGATAGACCCCATAACAGCGCTAGCCGGTATTCAGTCGGCTGTAAAACTGATAAAGCAAGCGTCCAAAACGGTTGACGATGTAGCCTCGCTCGGCCCACTGCTCGGTAAGTACTTTAATGCCAAGTCTGATGCTACTAAAGCGGTCGTAGAGTCCAAGAAAAAAGGCGGCTCTTCTATGGGCACGGCTTTGCAGATTGAGATGGCGCTGGATCAGGCGGCGGCTTTTGAAAAAGAATTACAGATGCTGTTCTTCCAAGCCAACAAGGTGGACGTTTGGAACAAGATCAAAGCTCGCGCACAGGCGATGGATGTGGAAGACGCACACAACGCTAGGCGTGAAAGAGAAGAAGCCGCTAAGAAGAAAAAGAAAGATCAAGAGCAGTTGGAAATAGGTTTGCTCTTTGGCGGCATTGCCTTGGTGCTGTTCTTGGTGTATGTGGGTATCTATGAAGCAATGGAACACTGCGCTCAAGTAAAGTGTGGGCGATGAATGAGTACCAGAAGCAAGCAGATATGGCGTTTAAGATTGTCGGTGCGTGGTGGGGCGCTAACTTGTTTTTGGATGTAATTACTGTGTTGCCAAACTTTTTGTCAGACAGAATTGTAAATTACCTGTTGTCTTTACTTCCTTTTTAAGGTCTAAACATGCTGACTCTACTCTCAACTCTTATCTCGTTCCTGATGGGTGGTTTGCCCAAGCTGTTGGATTACTTCCAAAACAAAGCCGACCAAAAACACGAGTTAGCGCTGGCTCAGATGCAGATTACCCGTGAGTTAGAACTGCGCAAAGCTGGCTTTGAAGCCCAAGAGCGCATTGAACACATCAAGTCAGAGCAGTTGGCTACGGAAAGCGCGGCTAATACCCAGCAGGTTTTGATTGGCGCACAGCAGGCCGAGATGCAGGCAATCTACGCCCACGACACCTCGCTCAATGAAGGCACTAGCCAATGGATGAGAAACCTTCGCGCTAGCGTTCGCCCCGTCATTACTTATGGGTTCTTTTTCTTGTTAGTGTTTGTGGATGTAGGACTGTTTGCCTACGGCTGGCACAACGGTGTGACGTTTGTAGAATTGGCTGAGATGTTGTGGGACTCTGACACTCAAGCCCTGTTTGCTTCAATCATTGCGTTCCACTTTGGCGGTCGGGCGTTTGGCAAATGAACATCTCTGACAAGTGCCTGCACATGATTCGCCACCATGAGGGGGTGCGTCAGAACCCGTATAAATGCCCAGCAAAGTTGTGGACGGTAGGCGTTGGGCATGTTATGTTTCCAGAGCAGGGCAAGCTAAAGATTGACGACCGCGACGCATTCCAACCACCCGCCGAAGCCATGCGGAAATACAGCATGGAGGAAGTAAATGCAATACTTAGAGCAGATTTGGACAGATTTGAGCGGGGAGTGGAACGTTACTGCCCTGTTGCACTTACACAAGGTATGTTTGATGGCCTTGTTAGTTTTAGTTTTAATGTCGGCTTGGGAACGCTACAGCGCTCTACGCTTCGTCAAAAAGTTATTAGAGGTGATAAAGAGGGCGCAGCAGAAGAACTCTTGAAGTATTGCATGGCGGGAGGTAAAATTCTCAAAGGGCTGCAAAAGCGTCGCATAGACGAACGCGCCTTGTTTCTTTCTTAGGACTACCCATGCCGCTTAAAAAACTAACCCTAAAAGCCGGTGTTAACCAAGAGAACACTCGGTACACCAATGAGAACGGTTGGTATGTTCCTGACAAAATGCGTTTTCGCCAAGGCACCCCTGAAAAAATTGGCGGGTGGGTGCGTATTTCTGCGACTACCTTTCAGGGCGTATGCCGTTCTCTGTGGAACTGGGTAACGCTTGGTTTTTTAAATTTGGTGGGTGTTGGTACAAACCTAAAGTTCTACATTGAAAACGGCGGGGCATATTTTGATATTACGCCGCTCAGGGCTTCTTCTACCATTAACAACAACCCGTTTGCGTTAACTGCATCTACAACTGTTACGGTCACAGACACAGCGCACGGATGCACTACTGGTGATTTTGTAACCTTTAGCGGTGCTGTAGACATTGGCGGTGTTGGCACTAACGTTACAGCCGCAGTTTTAAACCAAAACTTCCAAGTTACTGTTCTATCGTCCAACTCATACAGCATTGTTATTTCCGTCACCCCCAATGCTACGGCCATCGCAGGCTCTCCCGGTGGTGGGGCGTCTGTTGTTGCCGCTTATGAAATTCCTGTAGGCCCAGCTATTTCTGGTGCTCAAATTGGCTGGGGTGGTGGCACATGGGGTGAAGGAACTTGGGGTAATGGCGGTACATCGCTGTCTAACATCCGCCTTTGGAGCCAGAATAACTTTGGCGAAGACTTGGTGTTTGGCTATCGCGGCGGCCCTATTTATTATTGGGATGCAACTTCTGGCGTAACCTCAAGGGGTGTGGCTGTTACAACCTTGTCCGGTGCATCTGACGTTCCTACTGTACAAAACTTCTTGTTTGTATCTGATTCCAGCCGATTTGTATTTGCGTTTGGATGTAATGAAATTGGCAGTATTGTACAAAACCCTATGCTGGTTCGTTGGTCGGATCAGGAATCAGTTGTAGATTGGACTCCAACGGCAACCAATCAATCTAGCAGTTTGCAGTTATCCCACGGCTCGGAAATCGTAACGTGCGTCCAAACTCGACAAGAGATTGTGGTGTTTACAGATTCAGCGGTGTATTCATTCCAATACCAAGGCCCACCAGCCGTTTGGAGCACACAGTTACTGGGTGATAACATTTCTATCATTAGCCCTAACTCTGCAATCATTGCGTCCGGTATTGTGTACTGGATGGGTGTAGATAAGTTCTATTCCTATGATGGCCGTACACAAACCCTACGTTGTGATTTACGTCAATACATCTTTCAAGACATTAACTTATCGCAAACGGCTCAAATTTTTACTGGTACTAACGAAGGCTTTAACGAAGTGTGGTGGTTCTACTGTTCTGCCAGTAGTAATGTCATTGATAAATACGTCACGTTTAATTACACCGAAAACAATGGCGCAGGCGTGTGGGCTTATGGCACGTTAGGGCGTACAGCTTGGCTTGACTCTGGCTTACGTGATTTCCCGTTGGCCGCTACATACAACTCCAACTTAGTAAACCATGAACAAGGCGTAGATAACGATGAAACCGGAACACCCGCAGCCATTAACGCCATTATAAGTTCTGCTGAGTTTGACATTGATGACGGCGATCACTTTGGGTTTGTCTACCGCATGCTCCCAGACATTACATTCCGTGGGTCTAGCGCAGCTTCGCCGCAAGTTACGATGACGCTGATCCCCATGCAGAACTC